CTACATCGCCCGCTTGCGGTAGCGGTTGAGTACGAACAACTCGGCGAGGGTCCAGCCCTGGAACGCGCCGCGCAGAGACTGCGTGAAAGGGCCGGCCGCTGTGTCGACGGGGAGGCCACCGGGGTTGGACACCATGCGCGCTGAGGCGGTGACGATGACGGCTTCCAGTTCGTCGTTGGGTTCCCAGTCGAACCCGTTGCCGCGGATGTACGCCTTGACCATCGTGGTGACGATGGGGATGGCTTGCTCGGCGGTTGCCAGGATGGCGGCGTCCTCGGGTCTGCCGAGGAACGCCGCCACCTGGTCAGCTTGGACCGCCACTACGGGGCCGCTGCGGTGAGGACGACGACGGCCTCGGGGTGGAGCAGGCCGAGGTCGTAGCGGGTGACGACGCGGATGGCCTGTTCGTCGTATTCGGCGTACCGCTGGTCGAGCAGCTTCACCGATGGGGCGAGGTCGCGGGCGACGGCGATCTGTGTGGTGTCGGCCAGGACCGCCTTGCCTTCGGCGAGCTTGTTGGTGACGGTGACGGGGATGCCGAACAGCCGGTAGGTGGGGCCGGCGGTGACGTCGGACTCCAGGAGATATTTACTCGACCCGGTCGGTGCCTCTTTGAGTTTGCGCAGGGCGATGAAGTCAGCGCCGTTGATGAACCACCGGTTCGGTGTGACTTCGGCTGCCGAGGCGAGCGCGATGGCGTCGAGCAGGCTGTCGGCGTCGGCGACGTCGAGTTCGCCGGTCTGCACGCCGGTCTGGTTGATGAGGCCGGTGATGGTGTTGCTGGTGCCGGCCCCGGTGAGCAGGGCGGTGTCGAGGGCGTTGGATACGTCGGTGACGAGGCGCTGCCGCAGGGTGGCGTCGAGGCCGATGACGGACTGGCGCAGCAGTTCGTTGGTGAACCGGATGAGCACCTTAAGCGACTTGAGAGTCGAGGGCATCAGTGAGATTTCGCCGAAGTCGACGTCGGCCTCGGGGATTAGGCCACCTTCGGCGACGAACCCGACGCTGGCGCCGGCGGTCAGCTTGGGGATGCGCAGCGGGCCGGAAGTGTCGAAGATGCGCACACCGCTGGAGAGGACGACGGAGGCGGCTTCGAGCGGTTGTACGAGGATGTTGGCGACCTGCTCTTGGAGCAGTTCGGGATTGGCGGCGGTGGTTTCGGTTGCCACGGTGAAGTCCTAACGATTGCAGTGGATTCGGTACCCACGTCGTCAGGACGGAGAAGGGGCCGCGCACCAGGCGCGACCCCTTCACGATACCCCAGGTGGGTATCAATCGTCTTCGTCCTCGTCGTCAACCGGCCACGTCAGGTGTGTTTCCCACGCGACGGACCCGCTGTCCGTGATGTAGTAGCCGTCTTCATCTTTGAAACTTGCACTGCCGGGCGGAATCTCTTTCATGGCCGCCATTTCCCTCTATTGGGCTCGTTGCCGCAGTAGCGCGGCGAGGTTGACGGTATCGGCTGAGGGTGACGCTCCCTGCCCGATATCGCCTGCGGGGCGTCGGGCGGCTAGGTGCGGCTTGCGCGCCAGGAGGGCGTCGACAGCGGCGGCGAGTGCGTCTGCGTCCTCGACGTGCGCCTCGTCGAATGCGAGGTCTGTAGGGTCGGCCAGTCGGCCGGTCGCTCGGACCAGTTCGGTGTGGAGGCGTTGCGCGTAGGTGTCGGCGCGTTGGGCGCGGTGCCGGTAGCGCTTGTTCTCTTCGCGCAGCTTCTCGACGTAGTCACGCGGGAAGGTGTCGGGGTCGGATTCCGAATCGGACCCTTCGGGGTTTCCCGATTCCGAATCGGACAACTCAGGGGTACTCGGCTCTTGAGTGCCCTCGGCGGTCTCGTCGATGGGTTCGTCGGTGCTGTTGGTGTCGGTCATCATGCTGGGTTCCTTTCGAGTTGGCGTGTGTAGCCGGTGGACTGGATGTTCTCGGCGAGGACGATGCGGGGCTGGCAGTTGCAGCCCTTATGGCGTTGGAACGGGTGTGCTTTGGGCCAGACGCGGCCTTGGCGCCACCACCATCGGCAGAGCTGGCATGGGTCGCCGTCCATCGCCCTGGTCCAGCCCTGCACTAGCGGCTGTTCCTTGATGGCATCGACAGTCGCCCGGTGTGCCGACTCCAGCGGTTCGGCGCGGGCCAGCCGGTCGAGCCGCATATCGACGCTGTCGCGGTCACCGAGGATGGTCATAGCGGCCTGGATGAGGCGGTCGGAGTCATCGACGGCGGGCAGTCCAACGGTTGTCGTGGCGATGCCGGACAGTTCCTCGATTTGGGCGACCAGCCATACATCGGCGAGTGCGGTCGCTGCGGCGTTGGCGCGGTTGACGGTGGCGGCGATCAGGACTGCGGCGGTGTCCTGGGTGATTTCCCCCGCTGCCAGGCGCGCATAGATGGCCTGCACTTCGGTCTGCGTCCGTGCTGACAGGGCGGCGGTGGCGGTCTGGTAGTTCTCGACGGCGGTCACGCCACGTTCCTCTCCAGCGCGGCGAGGTTGACGCCCTGCCCGTCGAGGGCTTCAGCCCTTCGGGCGGCACGGATCTCGAGGATTTCATCGTCGGAATACCCGAGCCGCTGCAAGGCATACGAGGCAGGCAGCAGGCCGGCGGCGAACAACTTGGTGACGGCGTCCGCTTCGGCTGCGACGCTGCGGGTGCTGGCGTCGGCCCACTTGACGCGGACGTCCACGCCGAGCGGGTCGACGCCATCACGCACGGCCACCACCAATCGGGCGACGTCTTCCCATGAGCGTCCGAACTGCTGTTGGCGCGCTTCGGCTCTCGCAGTCAACGATGCTTCGGCGGCGCGCAGCGCGTCCGCGGATGCGGGAGTGTCGGAGAGTTGCCCGACGTAGTGGGCGGGCAGCGCCGACACGGCCATCACCTGCCCGAGCAGGACACGCACCGCGGCCTCGTAGCCGCCGAGGTCGGCGGCGTCGAGTTGTCCGAAGCGGGCTTCGTGGTTCTCCGAGACCATCATGCGGTTCGCCTCGGGGAACGGGTTGACCGCCACCGTTTCGCCGGTCGGGTTGCCGTTGGCGTCGAGGACGGGTTCCTCGACGAGTTCTATACCGGTTGCAGTCCTCCGTGGTCGGCCGACGTACTCGCTGGTGACCATCATGTCGGCCAGCGTTTTGTTCAGCCCGTCGACCAAAGGTTTCAAGTCCTCGATTTCGGAGACGCCTTCGTCGAGGATGCGGTCACTGTTGAGCAGGCGAACCACCGGGACCACGCCGAGCGGGTTGGCGATGGACTCCACTGCCTGGAATCCGTCGACGGTGGCGCCGGTCTGGTTGGCGCGGTACCGCACGATTTCCTCGGGTCCGTAGAGGACGGCTTCGGTGGTGGTGTCGGTCTCCCACCTTTTGACTGCGGCTGTTATGCGGCGGGTGCCGGGGTCACGCACGCACGCCATCTGTTTCGCGCTCTCCACGGTCACCAGCGGCCGGCCGAAGCGGTCCGCCCACACAATCACGTAGCTGGAGCCGAGCAACAGGGCTTCGCGGTGCGCGGTCGCCGACTCTTGGTCCATATCGTTGGACAGCCAGTCGTCCCACACGTCGACCCCGGTAAAACCGGTGACGCGCAGCCGCTCGGTCAGCGACGTGACGGCCAGCCGCGGCAGGTTCGACGCCATGCGTCCGAACCGAGTCCCTAACGCGGCCTTCGCCTCTGGCGAGAGGAACGCCAAACTCTGGGTGCCGGTGTAGTACCGCTCAAGGTCGGAGTATCGGGCGACGGGTTCGTCGAGCTTCTGCAACAGGGTTTGAAGAATCGGGTTCATTTAAAGCTCACTGCTCGCTTTCTTTTCTTGTGGGTTGCGCGCCAGGTGGCGCGGGAATGCGCCATCACCAGGCAGGCGGCGCAGTCGATTTTTCGGGCGTGCCGGGACCGCGACGCCTTGTCCAAACGCATGCCGCGCGGGTCCTCCCGAATCACAGCCGCCGCGACGTGAGCGGCCAGCGTGGGATGCCCGGAATGGGTCAGTTGCCCGTTCACGCACGCCTTATAGAGGTCAGTGGTGGCGGCTGTCAGCCGGGACGGGGAATGCGGGAACTCCACTACCGGCAGCCGCTCCGCTTCCAGGGCTTGCAGGGTGCGGGTGAATCGGAAAGGGTCAGCGATGATTTCGACGACCTGCCACTCCTTCGCCGACCGGCGAATAACGTCCTCGACTTCCGCGACGGGCACCCGATAATCCGGGTCCCCTTTGGGGTCCCACACCTGGACCACATCGAAATGTGGTTCAGCGGAGACGGTTCCGACGAGCAGGGCGGTCGTGTCCCCGTTATACGAGCCATCCAACGCGAGCACCACATCAACCCCTGGCGGGACCGGTGAACTCGTGGACAAACCTTCCCACACACCCGCAGGAAGGAACGCGCCGTCGGTATCCGTCGAGAACTGGCACAATCGGGCACGCCGGAACGTCGCCTCGCGGGTCTTCGGCGGCAGCAGCGCGTGCAGCGCATCACGATGCAGAAAGTCGTCCAGCGCAGGGTTGGCGAGTTCCCAGCAATGCGGGCAATCGGCACCGTGGTCCTCAAAACCGGCTGCGGAGAACTCACGCCACACCAGGCTTTTGTCGTCGGGATGCTCGGCGGCATAGGCGCGGAGGTCGGCGAGGACCTGGTCGTTTGGGTCTGGGCCAGGTGTTCCGATGGCGATGAGCACTGAGCGTTCTCGCTTGCCCTGCGCCAGCTGCGCCACCTCGAACACATCGCGGTTAATGACGCCGGCCTCGTCGCACAGACAGGCCACGTAGTCCAAACCCTCAGCGGCCGCAGCGGACGCGGGCATCACCTGATACGTCGAATCGGTTAACGGCAACACCAGCTTGTCGGCGTACACGTAGCAGCGCGACGACAAATCCTCCGACAACTGCACCATGCGCGCAGCCACCCGGAATGCAAGAGACGCCTGGCGCTCATCTACCGCGAACAGCACCACATTCGCGCCCTCGCCGCGAGTGAAGAAAATGTACAGCAGGATCGCCGCCGACAACGTCGTCTTGCCCTGGCCTCGGGGCATCATCAGCCCGACGGTGCGGGCACCCGAATCGAGCACATCCCGCACGATGTCCATCTGCCACTCACGCGGCCGGAACACCTCGCGCGCACCCGTCCCTTTCGGCGTCCGCAGGAACTTCTCGCAGAACTTCACGAACCGCTCCGACTCCACCTCCGAGACAGGTCGGAATGGCAAAGGAACATGCTGATTCAGCAACTTTCCCTTGTTACCCGACCGCATCAGAACCCCACTTCATTGCCCCCTGTGCCTTGCCCCGGGTGCTTGGTTGGGGGGACTTGACCCGTTCCCCCCTGGGGCTTCCTGGGCGTGCTGAGCCGCGTTTGCGGTTGTGCTCTGCGCAGACGACGTCCACGTCGCTGAGGCGGATGGGTTTGCCTTGGGCTTTGCGTTCCCATGCGCTGGGTAGGTGGTCGCACTCGAGGTCTTCGGTTGTGCCGCAGTCGGTGCAGAAGGGTTGGAGTCGTCGTGCTCGTCGACTCAACTGGTCCCAGTGCCAGTCGTAGCCGCGTGCTTGTCGGTCGCGGGTGTCTTTGAGTTGGTGGTCGGGACAGCGGGTTTGGTCGCTGGGTGTGCCGCAGGCGATACAGGGTTTCACTTCTCGTTCTCCTCGCGGCGGGCGAGGTCGGCGATGATGTTGCGTAGTGCTGCGATGCCGAGCGGTGAATGCAGGAGTGGCGTGAGGGTTTCGTAGACGTCGAGGATGCCGAGGATGAGTTCGGTGACGCGGCCGGCTTCGGCGGCTTCTTGGAGCACGGCGTTGCATCCGGTGTCGTCGCGGCTGGTGTGCTGGGTGATGAGTGCTGCGGCACGGCGGAAGTCGCCAGCGTTGATGGTGGTCATAGCGCGGGTTCCTCGGTGACGCGGGGGTCGAGGACTTCCTCGACGGCGGGGATGTGTGGGCAGTCGGGGAAGGTGGCTTCGTCGCAGCTGCATGTCCAGTCGTCGCGGGGTGACCACTTGACGAGGTGGTCATCGGCGAGTGCGACGACGGAGGGGCTGTGGGATCGGCGGCCGATGACGCGGAGGATTCGAATGTTCATGGTGTCCTTGGTGTCCTTGAGTTGGTAGGCGGCGAGGATTCGTTCGGCGATGGGTGCGCTGGGTCTGCAAAGGACGCAGAGGCGGGTGCTGTGACCGGTGCGTGCGGCGCGGCAGTGCTTGCACAGTCGAGACCGGCTTCGGCGCTTATCCATGTCTGGCCTCGTAGGCGCTGAACCAGGGGCAGGTGTCGTCGTGCAGCACGTCGAGCCGCCACATGCCGGACTGGTCGAGTGAGACACGGGTTGTGTTGTCGCAGTCGGGACAGCGGTATCCGTCTGCTACGGCCCGCACGGCAGGTGGGAGCTTGCGGCGTTCCGCGCGGTTCATGACTCGCACCCGTCGAAGAGTGTGTCCGTTGTGTCCGTTGTGTCCGTTTGGGGGTGTTGCTCCTGGTCGGGTTGACGTGCGGGTTCGTCCGAAACGGACACTTCGGACACTTCGGACAGTGGTGTGTAGATGCCGCGGGTGCGTTTACCGATGCGGCCGGCGTCGTGGAGTCGGCGCAGATAGCGACCCGCTGTGTCGTTGTCGATGCCGAGGTGCGTCGCTAGGTCGGCCTGGCGTGTGCCGAGGGGCCGACTGTTGACGAACATCAGGGCGTCGCTGCTGCGGTCGCCGAGGTTCTCGGAGTCCTTGCGCTTGGCCACCGCGGCGGCGGCATCCATCAGGTCCATGCCGTCGAGCACCCAACGGCCCGCGGCCGTCGTCAGTGCGTACTCGTTCTCGGGTACGTCGCGGCCGGTGACGGCCAGGACGGCTTTGTCGTCCTGGCGTTTGCGGGTGAGCACCAGCACGAAGTCGGCGGACCCGGCGATACCTTGTGTTCCCGAGACGGCGTCGACGAAGTCGGCGGATTCGGCTTTGCGGGTGTGGTGTACGCAGAGCAGTGTCGCTCCGGGCTCGGAGTCGATGAGTTCCTTGAGTCTGCCGCCGATGGCGTAGTCCGCTGAATAGGATTCCTCGCCGGGACGCTTGGGTGGTTTCACCTTGCCGAGGGTGTCGAGGATGATGAGGGGTTGCTTACCGTGGTGCAGGGCAAGGTATTCGGCGATGATGCCGGGGATTTCGTAGGTGCGTGCGGTGACCATCACGTTGATGCCGGCCGGGATGGGGTCACCCTCGGTGATAGTGCGGAATCGGTCCTGTAGGCGGCGGTGACCGTCCTCCAGCGCCAGGTACAGCACGGGGCGTTGCTTGACTGGAATCTTGCCGAATGCGTATCCGCCGATTGCGCACGCTAATCCGATACCGGCGACCATCCACGACTTGCCCGCTTTGGGTGGTGCGACGAGCAGGCCGAAGCCCTCGGGCACGATGCCCTCCACCGCCCACTCCAGTGGTGGAAACACCTGCGCGTCAAGCCATTCACCGTTGACCATGCCCTCCAGCAGCGACACCGTCTCGGCGTCGGTGACGTCTGTCATTGGTCACCTTCCTCGACGGTGATGACCATGTCGCGGTCCTTCCTAGCCCAGTAGGCGAGGACAGCGAGGATGTCGTCTCTCCCAGTGGCGGCTTGGGCTTCGCGGGTGCGGCGTCGGCCGGCCTTGATCCATTCGGCGGGGAACACGGTGATCGGGTCGGTGCTGTGCTCGGTGATTGCCTCCGGCGTCACGCCGAACAGCAGTGACATGGCGTCAGCGGACAGCATGGGTTCGCCGCCGATGGTGCGGATGAGCATGGTCGGTTCGATAGGTTCGGTCACGCTGCTGCCACCTGCCAGAGTTCGGCGATACGCACGGCGAGGCGCTGGTCGTGTCCGCCTCTTTTCCACATGGCGCGCATGGCGGGCAGGTTCGGCGGCGGAGTCAACCCGCTTGCGAGTAGGTGCTCGGCGGCGTCGCGGTATCCGTCGACGTACTGGGCGGTGACGCTGTCGTGTTTCGTGTGATGACGGCACGTCCAGGGGTCTGCGCAGCCGCAAGCGAGTGCGGGTAGGCGGTAAGTCGCTGCTCGTCGACGTCGGAGGCCAGCGATATAGTCGGCGGTACCGGCTGCGTGGTGTGGTTCGGGTTTGCGGTTGGCCTCGGCGGTGGTGACGTCGGGGCCGACTTCATTTTCAAGCCTCATGCTGTCGCGGCCGCCTTTTCTTGATCGGCCAGCCACTCCAGCACTGTGGATTTCTTCCAAACTCGACGCCGGCCGATCTTCAAGCTGGCTGGGCCGCGTCCGACGTGCGCGAAGTAGCGCCAAGTGCTCTCCGGGGTCCCGGTGAGTGCCTCGAGGTCGGCAGCGGAAAGATACTCGTTCTCCACGACGGTCCTTCCTGTTTTGGTGATATTCCCGGTTACGGGAGTAGTCCCATTGTTATTCGCGTTTGTTGCGTTGGTCAACCTTTGAGAGGTATATTCCCGATCATGGTGAGACAAACTCCGGTGGAAACCCGATTCAGGGAGCGGGTACGTAATGAGCGTGAGCGTCGGAAGTGGTCTCAGGCCGATGTGGCAAACATGCTGCGAGACAAAGGACTTGACAGCATTTATCCCACGACGGTCGCGAAGATCGAGGCCGGTGAGCGTGCAGTCAGGATCGATGAAGCTGTCGCCATCGCCGACTTATTTGATCTCTCAGTCGATGTACTACTCGGGCGCCGGAGGGCCACGGGCAACGATCTTGCGCTCACGGTGCGCTCAGCCCTTGAGACGGCGCGGCAGTGTGGGTTGCAGGTTGCGGCGATCAGGACGACGCTCGGCGACCGATTCGCGGACTTAGAGACCCTTGAGTTTGAGGGCCACGGAGAACTCGCCGCTGTCGGAATGACGGCTTGGAAGGCGCTCGCAGAGGCGGCGGACGCGCTTGGGCAACTCGGCATGTATCAACTCCCGCCAGAGGCGACCGTCAGGCTTCGCGACTCGGTGGTTGAGAGGGCAGCGAACGAGAAACTGCTGAAATTCATGCAGGAGATGCAGGAGAAAGGCGCGGTCGATGAAACGGAATCGTAGGGCCAGCGTCGAGGACCGCTGGACCAAGACGGTCCACGATTCGGACGGCAACGCCAAGACCCTGCCGAGCGCCAACCACGGCAAGGGCAGCCGGTGGCGGGCCAGGTATGTCGATGACCAAGGCCGCGAGCACGCGAGGGGGTTCTCCCGGAAGGTTGACGCACAGGCGTGGTTGAACGGTCAGGTCAGCGACCAAGTGACAGGAACGTGGACCGACCCCAAGCTGTCCGGCGTGACGTTCGGCGTCATCGCGGAACGGTGGATACAGACGAAGGCCACTAGGGCACCTAAGACGGTCGCCGGGTACCGCTCTCTACTGGACGTGGTTGTGTTGCCGCGCTGGCGCGACGTGCCGCTGCGAGACGTGTCATTCGAGGACTTGCAGCAGTGGGTGAGCGGCTTGTCGGTGAACGGGTCCACTCGCTTCGAGGGCAGGGGTTTGAGCCCGTCGCGGGTAATACAGGCGCACCAGGTCGTCAGCCAGGTGCTTCGGTACGCGGTGAAGGCGAAGCACCTGCCGGCGAATCCGGCTGACGGTATCGAACTCCCGCGCAAGCCCGAGGTAGAGCAGCGATATCTGACTCACGAGCAATTGCAGCGTTTGGCGGTAGCCTCCGGTCGATTTCGAACCTTCGTACTCGTCCTCGGGTACTGCGGACTGCGGTTCGGGGAAGCTGCGGCCTTGCGGGTCGGTGATGTGAACCTGTCTAGCCGACGCATCCGTATTCGTCGCTCCGTGACCGCGGTGACCGGTCAAGGTCTGGTTGAGGGGCCGACTAAGAATCACAGCGCGCGCACGGTGCCGGTACCCAAATTCCTCGCGCCGCTCATCGAGACCGAGGTGGGCGGACGGGTCGACGACGAGTTGCTGTTCCCGTCGAGGCGGGGCGGCTACCTGACGGAGGGGGAGGTTCGCTGGGTATTCGACGCTGCGGCAGTGGCAGTCGGGGTGACAGGGTTGACACCGCACGAGCTTCGTCATACGTGCGCAAGCCTGGCGATTGCTGCCGGGGCCAACGTGAAGGTGTTGCAGACGCTCCTAGGTCATAAGACAGCGATGTTGACGCTGGACCGTTACGGACACCTTTTCCCGGATGATCTTGGCCGGATTGCGGACGCGTTCGACGATGCCGCTGGATTCACTGCGGACGGTCTGCGGACGGTTGCCATGCTCAAAGCTGTTCCCGAAGCCGGGAATAGCACTTGA